AGGCGCCCGGTTCGGTCATCCACCGCCAGCGGGTGATGCCGGCGTCGGTGTAGACGGTGCGGGCGGCTTGGGCGCTGGCGCGGGTGAGTTCGGTGAGCGCCACCATCCGTACCCATGTGTCGTCCCGTAGGACGTCGCGCAGGGCCTGCGCGAGCTGTTTGGCGGTCAGGTTCCGTGCCTTGGCGTCGGCCAGGACGCGGGCGAACGCGCGCAGCCGGCGGTCCGCGATCGCCGGGATGCTGTGACGGTTGCCCTCCGTGAAGGCTTGCAGGGCGTCGGCCATGGCCGTGGTCAGTGTCCGGCGTGCCGCGTCCTCGTCGCCGATGTGCCAGCCGAACCGGGCCCGCCGGTGGCCGGCGAGGACGGCGCGGGCGGCCGCGTCACCGATTGCCCAGCCCTCCGCCCAGATCGCGGCCACGGCGGCTGCGAGGGGGGCGGTGATGGTCAGGCCCTGCGCGGCGAGGAACGCCACGGCGAGGGCGATGGCCCACTCCGTGCCGCCGTCGTCCGTGGGGGGCTGCTGGTAGGACTCCACGGACGTCGGGTCGGGTTCGTCGGCCTTTACCAGCTCGCGGGCGAGCCATCGTTCGGCGAGCTGTTCGCAGTCCACCGCCTGGCCGAGCGCGCGTTGGAGGCGGGCAGCCCACGCTTCAGCGGTTGCCTGGTCGCGGTCCCATCCGGGCCACGCGACCGGTTCACCTTTTGGGTGGTCATCGCCGCCCGGGGTGGCGAAGATGACGGGTGCGTAGGTGAGGTCGGGGGCGTCGGCTTTGGTGACGGTCTGGAAGGTGAAGGGTCGGTTCGGGTCGGGGTTGCGGCGGTTCCAGCGGCGGTAGGCGGCCAGTTCGGCCTTCACCGCGTCCGCTCTGCCCTCGTCGCTCTCGCCATCGTCCGTGCCTGCTTCGCCGTCCGGATCATCGACATCGGCGTCGTCGTCGGCGCCCGCGGTGTCATCGGGTGATGCGTGCGGGTCCGCGCCGTCCTTCTCGGCGCTGATGTTCGATCCGGGCTCCCCCCGCTCCGATGCCCCGGCCAGGAGGATCACGCCGCGGCTGGTCATGACCATCGGCATGTTGGCCTCGGGGAAGTCGTAGCGCGGCTGCCCCATCCGGTCCCGGTCCTCGTTGAGGGTCATGCGGCCCCACATGACCCGCTGGCGGGCCACCTCATCGGCGCTGGCCTCGTCCTCCTCTTCCAGGCCGAGGAAGCGGAACTCGAGCTCGGGCGGCATCCGCAGGTGGGAGCGGGAGATCGCGGTGAACAGTTGCTGCAGCCAGCGCAGCGTCGGCAGGGTCGCCTTGCGCTGCTGGACGGCGGCCTGGCCCTCGTGCCAGCCGGTCGAGCCGAGGCCGCCCGTCTCGGTGAAGCCGAGTTCGGCGATCGTGACGTCGAAGTGGCTGCTGATCTGCTTGATGAGGAAGAGGTCGTACTCCGGTTTGTACTTCTCGCCGAAGTCTTCCGGGGTTTCCATGTCGAAGCCGGGCGGCAGGACCCGCATCCGGTGCCGGGATGACGTGGAGCCGGAGTAGACGTCGTTGAGGTCGGTCTCGTACTCCTTGAGCTGGGACGGGGTCCACGACGTCTGGCCGGTGTTCTTCAGGAACCCGACGGGGACGGTGCCCTCGGTGTACTCGTCGCGAATCCACTTGCGGCGGCGCAGCCACACGTCGACGTCCTCGAGGGCCTGTTCGACCGCGGAGTAGCCGTAGGGGGTGTGGGCGCGCACGTTGCGCCGCTTGTAGACGAGCTGGTCGGCCACGTAGCCGCCGACGACTTCGCCGGAGTCGTCGACGTCGGCGACGAACTCGCCGCGGGGGAAGCCCCACAGGATTTGCTGGTATGCCGGGTTCGGCGGGAGGGGGCGGCCTCCGCGGTGGTCGCGCAGCGGTTTGATCGTGGAGCCGTCCAGTACCTCGAGGGCGTACAGGTCGCCGCCGTAGGTGAGGCGCGGATAGATGGCGATGGCGTCGAGGACGAAGTGCTCCTCGAGGACCTTGCCCACCCATTCGGAGAAGTTCTCGTCCTGCCCGGGGTCGGGCTTCTGCCAGAACTGGGTGCAGCGCACGATCTCGGAGCTGAGCTTTTGGCGCAACTCCTGTTCGACCTCTGCCCGGGGCCGGTCGGAGGCGGACTGTGCGGCCTCGACGGCCTCCTTGGTGATGGTGACCGCCCAGTCCAGGGTGGTCACTTCGGCCTTGCGGATCTCGATGCAGCGCCGGGGCAGCCCGCCGGCGTCGGCCGCGTCCCGCAGGACCTTCCACGGCACGAGGCGGTCGCCGACGCCGGGCAGGTTGGAGGTGACGGGGTATTCGTTGAAGCGGGGTTCGGTGCGGCCGTCGGGGCGCAGCGGGTCGATCGCGGCCGGGAACAGGGGGACGCCCGGCCCGAACGGGACCTGCGGTTCGGTGCGGGGCAGCGGCTGGAAGGTGCCGTCGGTGCGGGCGGCCTGGGCGGTTGCGGCGACGAGGGTGCCGACCTGCTGGGGGGTGAAGGTCTGTGCGGCCGTGGGGGCGATGGCCTTGGTGGTGTCGGGCTCGGCTGCCGGCTCTTCGTTGCCGAGGAGGCGGCGCAGCAGGTTCCAGCGGGCCACGGCGGCTCCTTTCGGGTCATGTGGTTCCGCTGAACTGCTTCAGCCAGTCCATGGCCTGGTCGGCGCCGCCCTCGCCGCCGAGGAGCCGGTTGAGGGCCTGGGAGGTGGTGTCGACCTGGTCGTCGTGGGCGGCGTTGGGAAACGAGGTGTGTTCGATGACGTAGTCGCCGATCCACGGGGCGAGCGCCGGGTCGGGCAGGTAGACGTTCCCTGCCTCCTGGAAGGGGGCCACGGATGAGGCGCGGGCGTATTTGGAGTCTTTGGGGGTGATGGCGATCAGCCCCTGGACGGTGGCCCGCAACTGGGCGATGATCGCAGGCCCGTTGGCCTTGTCCTCCACCAGTTTGGCGTGGGCTTGGGGCCACTTCGCCGACAGTGCCCTGACCGCGTCTGCGGTGGCCGGGAAGTCGAGGCGTTCACGGACCTGGTCCAGGAGGTACACCTCGGCGCCGTAGCGGGCCCACACCTGCCCCACCACGAAGTCGGAGGCCTTGGTGTCCTTGAAGGCCATGTCCCAGGACTGAATGATCTCGTCAGCGCCGTGCACGTACATGGTGCCGTCCGGGCGCCGCTCCCACTTGGGGGCGTTGTACCAGCGCCAGTGCTGCCGTTTGAACAGGGTGCCCTCGGCGGGGGCGGGTGCCCCTTGGTAGAGGGCGGCCCAGGTGCGGGAGCCGACGTCCCGTTTGGTGGCCTCCCAGTCGGTGCTGGTGCGGCCGCGCGCGGAGACCAGGTACTCGCCCGGGGCCCGGCCCAACGGGTCCTGGTCGTCCTCGGATTGGGCGGGCACGTTGATGTAGCGCCACTCGTGTCCGGACTCGCCGGCCAGGAGCCAGCCGGACAGGTCGTCCTCATGCCACCGGGTCTGGATGATGATCTGCATGGCGGCCGGGCCCAGGCGGGTGCGGGCGGTGTCGGTGTAGAAGTCCTTGCAGGCTTGCCGGTAGGTGGGGCTGTCTGCTTCCTTGCGGCCCTTGAGGGGGTCGTCGATGAGGAGGACGTCGACCGGGCGGCCGGTGAGGGCGCCGCCGATACCGACCGAGTACACGCCGCCGCGGTACCCGTCCAGCTGCCATTCGTGGGCGGCCGCGGTGTCGTCGCGGACCTTCAGCCCCAGCTCGGGGTGCTCGGCGATGTCGTTGCGGATCGCGCGGCCCCACCGCCGGGCGACGCCCATCTCGTAGGAGACGATCGCGATCCGCAGGTCGGGGTTTTGCAGGAGCAGCCACAGCGGGAACCGGCGCGAGGTCCGTTCCGACTTCCCTTCCTGTGGGGGCATCGACCACATCAGGCGGCGGCAGCGGCCTTCGGCGACGTCGACAAGGTTTTCGTCGAGGAGGTCGAGGGCGGCGGTCTGCACCGTGTTGGGGTCCATGTGCTTGGCCAGGGCGCCTGGGGTGTCCCAGCGTTGGTGGGCGCTGGCGGGTTCGAAGGCGCGGGCGGCGAACTCGGCCCAGTCGAGGGTGGCGGTCACACCCACCACCCCCCTGTCAGGATGCGAGCGCGCGCAGATGCCGGGGGACGACTTCCGGGACGCGGGCCTGCTGCTCGGCGGTCAGCCCGAGGTCGGTGAGGATCGCCCTGATGGCGTGCGCCACGAGCTCGCCCTGCTGCTCGGCCAGCTTGATGCGCCGTTCCTCGATGCCCGCCTTGATGGCCTCGGAGCAGACTTTGACGAGGTGGACGCGCTCGGTCTGGTAGAGCTTGAGCCAGATGTTGGGGGTGGCTTCCTCGGTGGTGCCGAAGTCGTCGCCGCCGGTCTTCTTCTTCGTCACACCCCACACCAGCGGGTTCTGCCCGTCGGTGTCCTGGACCTCGGCCGCGGATTCGATCTCCTGTACGCGCTCGCGGAGCCATGCGACGTGCCCGGCGGTCCACTGGACTTCGTCGAGGAGGGCTTCGGTCGCGGTGGTGTCGATCTTCCGGCCGTAGGTCTCCACGAGCGTCCTGGCCCTCTCTTCGGTGAGGCGTTCCTGGGCTTTGGCGCGGGCTTTCTTCGTGGCGCCGCCGTGGAAGCGGCAGATGTCCTGGCCGCGCATGGCGATGGCGCCGCACTGCTGGCCGCCGCTGTTCTTGGAACGTCGTTGGCATCGCCGCTGGCCGGTGGGCGTGAACTCCTCGTAGTCCGGCCTGGGTTCCATCAGGCGTCTCCGGTCACCCAGTGGGATGGCAGGCGGCCCGCGGCCTGCTCCTCTTCCTCGACAGGGCCGGGTGTGGGGGTGGGGAGCGGTTCGGGGGTGCAGTCGCATTTCAC